TCCATAAAATTCACACCATCCACATAACTTCGATGGTTTCTTAAAGAAATCCACATCCGTTCTATATGTACCATCTGGATTAAATACGTTATCAACAAATTCGGTAAACCCTCTCCAAGCTTTATTCATAGATGGCTTTCCGCTTGCAGGGATATGTCTACTAATTCGTGGAATATGATAATCGGCATTTTCCGATACTTTACGTTTTAATATCATAAACTCAACATCAATCATATCTTCCGATATTTTTAACATTTCAGCGTAGAATTTCTTATACAAAAGTATTTGTGTGTTTTTGATTGGGTCTGATTTCTGATACTTACTCCAACCTTTAGTAGATGTTTTGAAATCGGTAATGCGATATCTGCCAGTAGTTTTACTTCTAACGATAAAGTCAATGAAACCTAAAAATTGCACATTCTCTCCAATCTTAGTGTTAATTACTTGCTCAATGGCAACTAATTCATCATCTTTTAAAGAGAAGAAGTTATTGAAGTTTTTGGATTTCTGAAAGTAATCTAAAATTAGATACCCATCTTCTAAGAATTCTACTAACTCTTCCTTAGAACATATAGGGTCTTTACCATCATTGGATTCTTTGATGAAGAATTCTCTCATCTTTTCTTTAAGAAAAGCCTTCGTATCCATACCCTTATCAGCTTGTGATTTGGAGATACGAAGGCATCTACTTAAATACTCTTGCAATGTTTCGTGCATTGCTGAACCAAATACAGAATGTATATTGGATGAGGATTGTCTTAAGTCATCTATGTAACTTAATTTATATTGATGTGGGCAACTGCTCCACATACTATATTGGGAAAATGATACTCTAGCCATAGAACAAATATACGAAATTTATTTGAATAAACCAAAGAATTATATCTTTAATTTCAGTTTCGTAATTTGCTTTTTCTCTATGCCGTATTTTTCACATATGTATTTTATGTTCTCCCTACCTTCACGCGTTGAATATAAAATATCTATATATTCTAACGCTTGTGATTCGGGTACTGTAAAATCTTTTTTAATTAACTCTACTAAAAACTCCTCATACTTATCTTCTGATTTACCCTTTGTATATTTTAGATATTGCTTACCTTTTGGTAGAACACTAATATACAATTTGTACATCTCCTTTGGTTGAAGAGTTTGAGTTAAAGGTAGTAATGATGCAACAAGCTCAACCCATTCCGGCTTCATTGATAGGAATCGGTTAATCATAAAGTTACTCCACGATTTCAAATCCTCTTCCGATAACTTATCGAAATATTTTGGGTCTTGCTCTGCGGTTAACGCATTAAGATGGTCGAATAACTTTTTAGCTGCCATTATTTTTCTTCGTTTGGAGTTCTCAATTCTTCTGGTAAAAACTCTTGCAATGGTTTACCACAATTTGTACATAAAAATACTTCGAACGGCATTACCGTGTCTTTCTCACCGCCGGTTAATATTTTAGAAGCCTTACGGAATCTATAACCTGGCATAAAGATTAGGTTGCCACATTCGCATGGAATATCTCTCGTATCTTTAATATCGATTTGTGGTTGGTTAAATTGGTCTATCATTTTATAATATTTAAAATTTGAATAATTGTGCTCATAAACACTATCTCTTTATCTACTACTAAGGCATCTTTGGATAATCCATCTGCGATAGTAAGTATTACATTTGCTGTATTTCCAGCTGCGTAATCATCAACCTTATCGTATAACATAGAATACATTTCTGAATAATCATTTAATCTATTATCAGCTACTGCTTGTCTAATGTTTATGAATAAGTTTCTTTTATCATTGGATGATTTAAGAAGTTCAATCAGTTTAGTTTGAAAATTGGATTCAACCATAATTGCATGGTCTACTTTCAATTCACCTTTAGCCGATTGTAGTTGGCAAGTATTTAGGATTCTACGAATATCTGGATAATATGAACTAACTATATCAGCTACATTCTTAATATCATATGTAATCTTTTCTGCATCCAAAATCTTACTAACCTGAATTGCTACATCCTTTTTAGTTGGAGGTGTGATAGCGAATGATTGACATCTACTTTGGATTGGGTCAATAATCTTCTCAATGTAGTTACACGTTAAAATGAATCTACAATGTTTACTGAACGTTTCCATTAAGTTACGAAGGATTGCCTGTGCATTTGGAGTCATATAATCGAACTCATCCAAAATGATAACTTTGAATCCGGAGAAACCTACTGAAGATGCGAATCCTTTTACTTTATTACGAACTGTATCAACGTTATTCTCATCCGATGCATTAATAATCATAAAATCACATTTTATTGTGTTTACGATTAACTTAGCCAATGTGGTTTTACCCGTACCCGCTTTTCCATACAATAGTAAATGCGGAATATCGTTGTTATCCAAATATTGTTGGATAGTTTCTTTGATGGTTTCATTACCAACGTAATCAGCTAAAGTTTGTGGGCGGTATTTTTCCACCCACAAACTATGCTCTCTTTTATTAATATCGTTTGCGAAAAAGCTCATAATTAATTTTTTACAAATACTCCGTTTACAGTTTTGCCGGTTCTATCTTTTATCTCATTCCATGCTGCTTCTAAACAATCAGCCGGCTCTAGTCCTAATTGTTTAGCCAAAATGATAAGCGTTACAAACGAATCACCAATACCATCTTTGATTTCATCATCCTTAGATTTAAGTAATGCTCCAGCGGTTTCACCCACTTCTTCCAAAACCTTTAATAATTGCTTTGGTGCATTTTCTTTCTTTAGGATATCTTTATCAGCAGCCCATTGAGATACATTTTCTATTAAACTATCGAACGTCATTTTATTTTTGGTTTTCTTTTGTTCTTTCTAATTTTGTTTCTTCGGTGATTGGACGAGGGAATACTCTAAATGTCATTCCATTTTGTTGGAATGTCAATCCCTGTCCTTCGGTTGATTCAATTGTTAATGTTAACGGAACTGATTTTTCACCTTCGTTAGAAAATGCAAATACAATTGGTTCATTATTGAAAAACTGAAAACACCATTCTGCATCTTCAATCGGTTGTGCTTCCGGAATACTAACACTACCTTGTGGTTGCAATTCCTCATTTGGAAATAGTTCTAATTGTTTTTTCATTTTTATTAATTTGAAATTTCTACTAAATAATATTTACAAACGAACTCATCAATAATGAATTCAACGTGCGCCAATCCATCTGCTGATACGTTAAGTTTAGCGGATGTTGCTTCTTTGTTAGCCGTTAAGATTTCTTTAAGATACTTAGCGGAGAATGAAATTGGTTTAACTTCACCATTGTAACTTTTTTGGCAAGTGAATGTTACTCTATTAGTAGAGATTGTTGAATAGCCAATAGCCATTTTCAAATCACCACCTTCGGTAAATACAGTGAATGTATCGATATCACTCAATGCACCCTTTGCTTTGATAAACTTATCAATCATAGTAGATGCCATCTCAATTGCGATACCAAATTCTGGCAATACTTTCAAATCAGGAACCGCAGGAATTACACCCAAATCAGCCAATTGATATGAAGTTTCAGTTTCTTCGGAAACTAATTTTAATACGGTAGCTCTATCGCCAGCCATATCTACATTTAAAGATAAATCGTTATCTAAAATGCCTAATAAATTTTTTAACAATGATGTAGTGTAAATACCAACATTGAATGGTTTTGATGTAAAGCCATTAAAATCCACTTCACCCAGCATTGTCTTATCATCTGAAATGAAACGTACAGATAATTTGTTTCCTTCTGCGTTCCATGCTACTGATTCGATTACTCCACCTAATGAGTACTTCTGAATGAATCTTTGTAAGTTGTTTTTGTTCATAATCTAATTTTTAAATTTTATTTTATTGTTATTGTGTAAATATACGAAAATATTTCGAATGTTCCAAATTAAAAGGAGAAAAACTTTTTGGCGGTTAGAGCTTCAGTTGAAGCCTTCTGCCATTTAAGTGCAGTATAGAAATCATCTACTTTGTTTTCCATATCCGAAACGTATAATTTATCTCTATCGATATATTGTTCTACGAAATCCATAATCTCTTTCGGGTCATTGTAATCTTTAAATGCCACAGTATCCAATCCTAATGGATTATTTTTAAGATATACCCACTTTACCTTATCTCCATCTCTAATTGGTTCACTTTTAAATGGACAATTAAAGAATTTTAATAATCGATTGTAAGTGATACCAGCTTTAACGTGTGCCGGAGTACC